CCAAGTGGACGTCTGCCTTCAGTTGCTAACTGTGCAGCCAATATAGGATAGTTTTGGTATGAGAGTAACGCATCAAGTCCACGCACTGCAAGTGTACATGCTTTTTCCATGTCTTGTGGATTTGAAAAATTACCCCAATTAATTGCACTCAGTGTACACAGTGCTATTTCACCTGTAACATCATTAATATCATCGAGAGGCTTGGTTGGCAAATCTATTTCACAACACAAGTTGCTCTGTTTTATAGGAGCAACCTCTGTTTTAAAACTACTGTGTTCGTTTGCATGATCAACATTCTGTAGATATATTCTACCTGTGTCTTTTCTTTCTTGCATGAAAGCACTAAAAAGTTCTATAGCACTTATTTTCTTTTTACGTATACGTTTTTTTCGTTCGGCTGCTTCGTATAGTTCTTTGAACTTGTTTTGATCTTGAAAGAAAGCATCATACAGTCCAGGCACATCATTAGGAGAGAACAGTGTAATGTCTCCGCCTGACATTAGACGTTCGTACATAAGTTTATTAAACTGTACACCATAGTCCATGTGTCTTACTCTGTTATCTTCTGTGCCTTTGTTGTTTTTAAGTACCAAAAGATCTTCGACTTCTAAGTGCCAAATTGGATAGTAAAGTGTAGCGGCTCCATTTCGTACACCACCTTGACTACAACTACGTGTGGCGGCCTGAAACATTTTATAAAATGGAACAACACCTGTGTGATAAGCATCACCGTTTCTGATCGGCGAACCTAAGGCTCGAATGCGACCACCGTTGATACCAATACCAGCTTTTTGCGATACGTACTTTACAATCGAACTTGATGTTGCATTGATACTGTCCAAACTGTCATCTGCTTCAATGAGCACACAACTAGAAAACTGTCTTTGTGGAGTTCGTACACCTGCCATTACCGGAGTAGGCAAACTTATTTGATGTGTTGATATAGCATCATAGTAATCTTTTACCCAACGTAATCTGGTTTTACGATCATAGTCTTGAAAAAGTGTAGCCGCTATAAGCATATAACACATCTGTGGAGTTTCATAGAGTGTTTTTGTTACTCTGTTTTGTACAAGGTACTTGCCTCTAAACTGTTCCATGGCCGCATATGTAAGTTGCTCATCACGCTCGTGTTTTATCCAACCATCAATGATATCCCATTCTTCTTCGGTGTATTCCGAGAGAAGTTCAGGATCATAAAATCCTCTTTTTACATTTTTTTTAACCAGTTTGTAAACATGCCAAGGTTTAAATTCGCCATAAACCATTTTGTTAATATGATAACTTATGAGTCTTCCTGCTACAAATTGGTAGTTAGGAGTTTCTTCTGATATTAAATCGGCGGCACTCTTTATTAATGTTTCTTGAATATCAGAACTTGTAATGCCATCATAGAACTGTACATTACTGCTTATTTCTACTTGACTTGCACTTACGCCTGTTATGTTTTCTGTTGCCCACCAAACCACTTTGTGTAGTTTATCAATATCTAATGGTTCTTTCCGTCCGTCTCGTTTGGTAACCTGAATTGTCATTTGGGGGCCTTTCTATCGAATCTTGTCTACAAACACATCAGAGTCTATGTTCTTGGTTATTTTACTTTTATCTTCAAGTGTCATATTTACTACACTATCCACATTCCAATTCATTGTATATAATCCATTGTTAACTTGGACTATATAATCATTACTATTAACTTCTGATATACAAAGGTTGTGTATATCTTCTCTATCTAACATACAAACAGTATAACACATTCCCAAACACTTTGCAAGGCTGCAATAGGTGTTTTCGGCAATCAATTCCCAAGGATCAGGCCATTTGTCAATCAGGTCAGTGTGTAAATATCTCAGTACCATTGGTGCTTGTTGCCACCAATCGTGTATGCTAGTTATCACTGATTCAAGATTAGGGTTGTCTTTGCATTCATTACGCAGGTTAACCCATGCGATTAAACGCCGTTCAGGATGGCTTTGCCACATTATTAAACACTGAAATGTTCAATTGAATATTTGAAAGTGTTAGCTATAGTGCTGGTATATTGGATGCTAATCGTTGAGCCACTTTGTACGGCACTTATCACAAAGTTGTTTGGATTATCTTCTGAAAAGTCATCAACATAAGCAAGTGTTCCAGCACTGTCGTCTGTGTCTTGTCCAACTACTCGCAATGTTCCAAAACGTATAACATTGGTGGATGATTCTTTCATCTGATAATTCACATTAAATGCAGTTGCATCAGCAGTGTTAACAGTAAAGATTGTGGTTGCACTGGCTTGTACTGACAGATCAGTACTTACACCAGCAAGTCTGTGATAGGTACCAAATTCAATCTCATCGCCATTGATTAGTGCATAAGTTGCTTTGTTATTATTTTCTACTCTTGGTTGTGTTCTAGCATCTGCATCACTACGTTCAAACATATCGCCAACGGATACATTGTTATCACCATTGATTTCAATTACTGGAGCAGCTTGATTTCCAGCACCAAGATAATCGTTGGCAACATCAAGAAAAATATTATAAGCAATTACATTAAATGCAACTGCACCGATGTCTATTCCTTGTTTAGCAATTTTATCAAACAAGTTTTGTACAATTCTTACACCTTCAGGACCACCATTGTCTGGTGTGCCAGTACCTAATAAGATTCCTTGATACATGTCGGTGAATTGACAGTTTTGTATTGTAACACCTTGAATATTTTCGTCAGTCTTAATAGCATAGCTGAACCTTGAAAATTTACAGTTGTTAAATTCAATTTGCTTACAGGTGTTAGAAGATGTACTATCAAAACGTACACCTGCTACATCATCAGCAGCATTTGATGGTTCTGTTGCAAGATTTCCACGGAAGTTACAGTTTGTCACACTTACACCTTGTGCTCTATCAATAAGCATCATGTCAACACCGGCTTCTAAACTGGTAAAACTCATGCCACTTATTACAATATCTCTTGGTGCAACTGCACTGTTATTACCAATGTTTGCACCTGTCTGTTGTAAACTGTCAGCAGTTTGAATTACATAAGCACCAAATGCACTGTCTGATCCCACATCCATTTCAAGTATGGCACTGTCTGGACCATCGCCCCAAAGTTTTGCATAAGGAGGAACTAGTATAGGTTGTGTTATTCTGTAAGTGCCAGCAGGAAAATAAAGACTTCGCCTAATTGTGGTATTTGTTTCTCTACAAAACAACTGAAATAACGCTCTGTTGATTGCATCAGTATCATCTGTGGTACCATCGCCAGTTGCACCAAAGTCTAGTACACTTGCAAAGTTGTCTAATTTTGCTTGTACAGTTTGTGTTACTGGATCACTTGCGGTTGGACCAGTTTGTGCAGTATAACCAGCATGTTCGCCTTTATAGGTATATGCACTTGATATAGCAAGTATATCACTATATTGCGTAAGTATCTCTGTATTACCAATAGCTGGTGCACCTTCAGCTATTGTACCATTCCCTATGTATAATTTTCTTTCATCAATTACCCAACCAAATTCAGCACCTGCTAGTTGAGGTAAATTCTCACTCAAACCTTTGCGGTTTGTAATACGCGATACTTGTACTATTGCCATCTATTGAAACTCCGTAATCTAGCAGTATTTACCTATTTTATATACTGCTTTAGATATTCAAATATATAATGATGAGCTGATCTTCCTGGATGTCCACCATCTGGAAATGTGTCTGGGTGCAATTGCCAAAACTTTTGTTTACGTTGTATTTGCTTAAACACTTCAACTGCATATGTTTTATTCTTTACCACACGTTCAGCTGCCATTGGCGTTCCATACATAGACACTATATCACAGTCTTCATGCAGTAGTTTATTTACACTTGGTATTGCAACTTCAAATTTAAAGCTATCAGTTGCTACAAACCCTTCAATATCACATAATCCGCCTATTACAAATATTTCTAAATTGTTTTCTACAGACAATCTATTAATTGCTAAAAATGTTTTGCGTAAACTTTCTTTTGCAAGTGGCAATGGATCTTGCATTGTAGCCTCTAAGTCGCGTAGTGGATCTGTAATAAACCAAAACACCTGCTGATTATATACATTGCTATTAGCAACAATATTCACTTGGTCCTGATTGCTATCTCCGCCTCTACTCAGGTTACGTACTTTTATTCCTTCGGCTAATGCATATTGTTCAAAACCTTTGTGTACACAAATTGGTACATCACCTGGTACTATTTGCCATTCACCACAAGCCCAACTGTCTCCTGCTATAATCATTTTGTATAGTATTGCTCTACACGTTTCCACCATTGTTGGCGCCAGTGTTCAAAATCGTCACCTTCAACTATAAATTCTTGGTAGAGAGGATCTTCTTTTAAATGTCCCATTTCATCAACTGCCGGCTTTACTGCCATAAGAACTACACCTTTACGTATCTTTGTACCGTATACTTCATTGTGTGCTTCTGCATATGCACACAGTTGTAGTTTGTAATCTTCAATCCATTCAACTTTTTTAGGTTTGTTTGATTGTTTAAAGTCCATGATTGCATCATCACCGCTGTGTACTCCAACACAGTCTGTGGTGCCTGCGTATATTCCTGGAAAGTACATTGGTACTTCTACACCCCATACTTCGTCTACGTTGCACAATCCTTGTTTTATTACTGCTTCTGCCATTGCATGTGATTGCCAACTAAAAGGATTATTGCCACGAGGTTTTATAGTTCCATCAATGCAATAATTTTCCAAGTAGGTATGCATACGAGTGCCTCTGTTGGCGGCTTCTGTTGTAATTGCTTGTGCTTGTTCTGTACCAACACGTTTGCGCCATCTTGCAAGTCCTTCTTGTTTTTCTTTTGATTGTGTAGCACTTAGTATTGTGGTTACACTAGGTACCGCATTACCATCAGGAGTTGAATACAATCTTCTGCCATCAATGTGTTTTCTTGTGAGATTTTTATATTGGAATTTTTCTATAAGCATCTATCTAGTATACAAGATAATACGTATAAGTCAAACGTTTAGGTTAAATCGTTTGCATTATCTGCCATGCCAGCAACTGTGTCTTGTGCTTGATCAACAGTCATTGTATCTGCACCTTCTTCACCAGTTACGCCAGCACCAACTAAGATTATATTGTCAGCATCAACATTTGCAATTATATTTTTCAATGGGTCTTTAGTTGATAGTGTTCTGAGTTGCTGATCTGTGATGTTGACACCCATATTGTGTGCCATGCTGAGAAAAACTCCAATTGGTACAGTGTGTTCAGTATCTTCGTCGTCGGCTCGACCAAGTAGATATTCCGCAAGTGCAGTTAGCTGTTGAGCAGATGGCTTATCTGATCTTTCGGTAAACTCGCGGATACGCATTTATCTTCTTGCTCTACCAAGTGCCGCATCTTGTACATCAACATCTACATCAACTGCTTCGCCACCAGCGGCCGCATCAACATTTACATCAGCAGTTGCATCAATTGGTGCTGGTGCTAATGGATCTACTGCTGGTTCAGCTACTGCTGGTGTACCAGCAACTTCTTCTTGTCCTGGTACTACTGGCTCAACACCTGTAAGTGTTCCTTGTGCAGTTTCCATTTCGACTTTGGCTGCTTGTATTGCATCAACTAAAACTGCTAGACTTTGACCAGCGGCATTGTTAAATGCTTGTGCTTGTTGTGTGCCAATTGTGGTTTGTATACTATTGCTAAGAGCAGGAAGATCTTTGAACTGCATAGACGTAACATCTTCTAACATCTTTTGCATTCTATCTACCATGTCTTGTGCAGCTAAAACAACCTGTGCTTGTTGCACTTCATTTTCTGTAAGGTATGTACCATCTTTTCTACGTAAGGTCATTCCTTCGTTGCGTAATTTGTTTAGTATAGCACCTGCAACTCTATCGCCAGCTTTTTTGCTTCCGTATCTTTTGGCTGCATCTTTGCTGATTTTTGAAAAGTTTTTACCTTTTTTACCAATGTCTTTTCCAGCACGAGCTTTTTTTGCACTGTAATCGTGTGAGTCTTCTTCCATGCCTAGTTTGATTTTTCCATCTTCTACATCTTTTTGAAATTGCATAGCAGTTGCTTGATCATCAGTAGATCCAATTACTTTGCCATCAGCTTTGATTTGCATTGCGCCAGTTTGAGGTTCTAGTGTAACGTCTGCTTCACGTAGTCTAGCATTCAAACCTCTTTCCATAACTATAAGTTTCATATAGGTAGTGTCTTGCTCGCTTTGTATAATCGATTTGTTTGCACGGTGCTCATATATCAATCCACGAACTTTTGTTAACATATCACTAGCTGCCTTTGGCTTTAAAGCAGAAAAATTAATACTATTTCCAAAATAGCTCTCTAGAACCTTTTTAGACTGTTTAGTCTGAGGTACATTTAAATCAAATAACTTCATTGTCAAATCCTTTTTGTTGACAGTATTTAGCTACATTTATACTTTTAGTTAATTGTTTTTGTATTAAATTGTATTCGTACTTTGCACTGCTAAGGCGATGTAAACCCACTTCTTTACGAAATTCATCAGTTTTTGGACTTGTAATTACATGCCTATAATGCATCATTTCGTTCTGCCTGCCAATTAATTTGTTTTCTAGTTCAACTAGATTTTTTGCATCAAGAGTCATTTTGTTTTTGTCTAAAATGCAATAACTCAATGCAATTCTACAACTGCTACATTCAAGCATTTTATAATTGTTCTTATAAATTACATATTGAGACTGGCTTTTTCTAATAATTTCATAGTTAGCAAATGCTTTGATACTATCGCCATGACGAAAAATAGCATTGGGATTGCTATTCAGTAGTTCATCTGCAATTTTGTTTAATAATCGAGAGGCTTTTTCTGTTACACGACTACGTAAGTTATTATTAACCATCCAACTGTTCCTAAAAGAGCTGCAATTATTCCTGTTCCCCAACCAATAAGCTGATCGGTTCTGCGTTGAGCCATTTTCTCAACCATACCATGAACTTCATTAATCATCATTTCCAAGCGATCAACCTTTTTATCTAGGTTTTCTATGTTATTTGCCATAGATTTATATCGCTCAGCACACAAATCAACATGTGCTTCTAAACTCTTTTTTTCGATAGGTGCAGTGTCAGCCATCGTGGTCTCTCTTAATCAGTATTAAGTATATTTATTTTATTTGTATGATATGTGGTCATTACAAATCATCCAATAATGTAAACATTATATTTTGATTTTCGCCTTTAGCGAGCAAGTAAGGCATTAAAAATCCTTCCGCATATGTTTCGTTCAGTCCTGTAATCATTGGCACACCATGAACTTCTTCTTTTAGCAAGCCAAGTTGATCTTCACCATCATCGTAAATGCCTGTGTGTTCAATGCCAAAGCTGAATTGCCAAACTTTTTTATCTTCACGAGTCATAATCACAGGATTTGTAATATCTAGTGCTTGTGTTTTTAAACTTACTACTTGTAATATAGTTTCCCAATTGCGTTGTTGGTTGCGACTAAAGTTCCAATCGTTCATGGTTTTTATTTTGTGGCCAACTGCATTAACAGTATCAGGTTGCAGTTTTCTATAGCTTTTTGTACCAGTTGGAGTACAATCAAAGTAGGTTACGACATCAATTATTTGCATTACGCAAGCTCCAGTATACCTGTAGTTTATCAAGCATCTCTTTGAGAGCAGGATCAAAAGGTGATTCTGCTACGATGTCTTGTATATGATCTGCAATTGGATGATCTTTTTCTTTTTTCAAAACAAGTTCACGTTCTGTGCTATTTGCACGCCTACGATAAACTGTGTCTCCTCTGTCTGGGCTTTCATATATCCATTCGGTCTTTTGCATGCGAATATTTAGTCATAAAAAAACCCTAGTTAATAAAAACTAGGGTTTTAATGAATTTTAATAAAAAATTAAAATTATGCTAACTTAAAGTTTCCTGATGTTACATCTGAACCTGTGCAGTTAATGCTGTTTGAACCAGCTGCTGTTAATGTTCTAACTGCTGTTTGTAGTGTTGATGTTGTGTAAGCACCTGTTGGATAAATTCCTAAAGAAATTTGTCCAGTTGTGTCGTCTTCAACTTGGTAGAGGTATACACCTGCGCCACCGTTTTGGATTTTCTCAATGATTGCTTCTACTGCTAATCCTGTTCCAACTTCAGCTTGTAAGTCTTGAGCTGCGTTTGAACCGTTTTCTACGATTAATTTGAAGAAGTCTAGTTTTGGTCCAGTGAAGTTAACTGGTGCTGATGCTGCTAATGCACCTGAAAGTGATCCATTGTCAGTATCAATATGGAATACCTGTTGTGCATTACCATGTGTTCTTGTAAATGATGCCATTTTAATCTCCTATATCTAATGGTGGAATCCGTTATCGGTTCCTACTTCTATTTAGCATATTTTTGAGATTTTCAACCGCAGATCTAGCGTCTTGTAAAGGTTTTTGTACGGCGTAAAAATTCATAGAATTCATTTTGCAAACCTGATTTACGCATCTGCAACATGAGCCTGTCACGTATAACATTTTTGTCTCTTGGAATAATATTGTTCCATCTTGCAATCTGTCTACGCATTTGTATTAGTGGTGCTGGTAAAAAATCTACCATGTTACGTTGTAGCATCAACATCATGTAACTGTAATCACTGTTTTGATAGTCTCGTTTTGCAATATTACGCAGATTACGCTTCAATCGTAGTTCTGGAATAGTAATTACTACGTCTTGTGCAATTCTATCCTTGAACTTGTTTGGTTTCATTATCATTGCAATTACGTTGTAGAGATCAGGCTGGCTGGTTCGAAATCCTGGCCAGTTTTGCAACTTCATTATTTCTTCTGCTACTCTAGCGGCATAGGCTGGATCACTGTTTGCTAATATTTGCAGAGCTAACAGTTGTTCAAAAAGTTGTTCGCCTAGTTGACTTTGCTTGAGTCCATTGAGTTGTCTTGGTGTTCTATATGCACGACTTTCACTGAGCCAATCAAAGGCAATTTTCGGTTGCTCTTTGCTTTCACTTAGTCCTTTTACTCTAGCAATGGCATTCCAACGTTGCTTAACAGTATCTACCCATTCCCATTTGTCGCCTGTGAATGCACTTACGCCTTTCACAAAGATATCCCATTCGCCTCTGTGTACTTCATCATCATCTAAATGTCGTGCTATTTTGTATTCTAAACCATTGTGTGTCATCAAGTATGCACCTGGTTCTTTTGGATGCTTTTTAGTTGCACCTTCTTTTACGACTGGTACAGGACGCACACTCTTACGTGGCATTTCATATCTTGTGCCAATTCTAAATGGTGAGTCTTCAACTGCAAATACTCGATTAGGTGTATCAAAATCTTTCTTACGCATTACAGTCTTAGCAATCAAATCCAATTCGTCATTGTCCTTGTCTAAAACTAATGCAAAAGGCACATTGATATTGGTTTGTAAATCACGCATAACTGCTTCGCTGTCAGGACCCATCTGTGCAATAGGTTTACCATAACGTTTGCGTTCTTGTTTAAACAGTCTTGTAAGCTCTGCTGGCACTATTGGCTTAGCATTACGTTCACTGTTTACTCTATCCATAAAATGTTTTGTAAACTCCACATCGATACCTACATCAGCAAATATTCTATCTGCAAATGTTTCTAGTTGTTTTATATCGACTGCGGTAACCGCCATTACTTGCCTTGTCCTCTATATCTCTTAAATGATCTTCTTTTGTGCTTATTCATTTTACACAGAGATGCTTTCCTGCCTATGCTTGTTTTTGCTTTTGTTGATTCGTGTGTTGAACTTGTTGCATACATTTTTGCCATTAAGCCGATCCTGGATTGTTTGCTGCAAAATTAACTCTTGAAAACTTGTCTCTATCAACTAGCTTTATACCAGCTCCAACATAACCTTCGTGTCCAGGTACTCCTTTGATGTCTGCCTTGATATCAGCATCTTGGTTGTCAAGTGCTTTAATCAATTGATCTTTGAGCAATGCAATATTCACAAATGAACTAAACAACGCACTCACTGCTCCTTTGTTTTGATTCATCCATTCAATTATTCTTGGTGCCTGGGTTGGCATTTTTTGTGTGACCCAAGGACCAAAATCATTTACCATGTTTGTAAAACCACCTTGACGTACCTTGAAGTTTATGTATTGCTTCATTAACTTTGGAGTGCTAGTAATTTTCCTATTTCTCAGCTCTGATGGATTTAGAAATGTATCTATTGCTGGTGCATACTCGTTGTATGTATCTTGTACCTTGATGAACAATCCTGGATCAAGGTCGATGGCACTTCCTGTGTCTTTCATTGTGCTGTCAAGTGCAAGTACGCCTGGTACTTTGTCCAACACCCTTGATGTTACTGGCCGTATAGTACCACCTGGTTTGTCAATTTCTGTGTGTACTGCAAGTCCTATGTTGCTTTGACCTATTTGTTTGCCGATAGGTGTATCAGCACTTACTTTATAGGTAACTTGATTTGGTGTAAACACATAAGAACCATCTTTAACTGGTGGTGTTGCACTAAACAATAGATCTGCTTGTACAAACCCTCTAAAGTGTTCGGGTACAGTCCTGCTCAACAACGGAAATAATTTTTGGTATATGCCAATTAGATCAGTATAGTCGCCTTTTCTGTTGCTGAATACTCTGGCCATATCTTTTGCACTTGTGGCCATACCGTTGTAGCCTTTTGCATTGAATCCACCTTTGTCTGTGAGTATAAATTGACCATTGTCATCACGACCAAATATAATTGCTGGTTTACCATCCCATTTGATAGTGTTTACTTTTGCAGGTTCTTCTGCACTGCGTTTTAAACTGTCAATGGCTTGTTTTATACCTTTTGATCCATAATCAAAAACCAAATCTTCTGGATGTTCAATACGTGCATCTTCTGCTAGGTACGGTTTGTAAGGACTGTTGTTGTCAGTTACAACTTGCATGCCTTGATTGATAATTCTATCTCGCAATCTTGCAAGCCAATCAGTGCCGCCTTCAACTACAGATTCAAATTGGAATCCTTCTCTTTCAGCATAGCCTCTAAAGTCTTCTAACTTTTGATCACGTTGTGGATCATTTTTCAGTGCTCCAAGTATTGCTTCAACACTAAACAAATCTTTTTCAGTTGCACCTTTGTTTAGTATAAACTTTGCTATCTGTTCAGGTTGATCGGTAACAAACTCATTTGTAGTACGACTTACCAAACCTGTATTTGGCGAAAGTTTGTAGCCAGCAGCTTTTGCTATTGAATTCATCAGTACATTACGAGTAACGCCTTTGTACTCACTGGCTGGATCAGCTCTCATTAGAAATTTACTGAAATCTGGTTTTTGCACAAACATAAAATCAGTTTGAATGTAACCTCGATCTTCTCTGCCTGTTATTGGTGCTTTGAAATGAACACTGACTCCTGATTTCCGTATCCATTCTCTAGGATCAAATCCATGTGATTCAGCCCACTTAGTGAGCCTTGATTCTAGTTCTTGTTTGCTCATGGTTTTAGGATCAACTGCTAGATCTAAATCACCAGACGTTGGTTTTTGTCCAGTACTTCCAAGCATGTTATCCATAAGAGGTAATCCAGTGAGTTGTTCTAACCACTGTACTGTAGGTTTCACGTCTGTTTGATTGATGCGTTTAGTTGCAACAACACCGTCGGCATCCTTGAAGACGTTGCCACCTTCTTTGATATACATTAGGTCACCGCGTTCAAGTATTGCAATACTTGTTTTTTAATTGCAGGATTTGCATTAATTTTTTGTGCAAGTGCCATAACAGGATCATCGCTTGCTATCTTTTTTAGATCAGGCATTTTTATTCCAGCAGTTTGAAATGCTTGTTGCATTACTGCTCCTTGAATACCTTGGCTGGTTAGGAACTGTGCAATTTGCACACTGTCAGTTGGTTTACCTGCTTTGTTCCATGCTTTCATTAGCTTGTCAGCAGTAACTTTGGTTGTAATATTGGTACCAACTTGACGTGCTTTTTGTCCTAACTTAGTAACACCTTTACCAATTTGTTGCTTTAAGTTTGAAAGCATACCGCCTGGTGCTTCCATAAGGTCCTGCTTATATGCAACCGCAACAAACAATTTTGTAACTTGATCTTCTGATAAAATGTTTGATTTGATACTATGTCCACTCTGCAACAATGCTCTTCGTTTTGCTAGTTGCTCTGGAGATAGATTCTTGAGTCGTTCTGCTTGAGCTGCCGCTTTTGCATCCAGATTTTCTGCGGCACCAGGTACATTATCTTTAAGCCATTGTGTAGCCTCAGGTGACATAGCCTGTGAGCCCGGAAACTGTGAGTTAAATTGATCTATTAGTTCTGGATCTGTAATTGGTATGTCACCACGTACTAAAATACCTTCACCTGTACCACCCGGTGCAACCAGATCAGCTTTTGCTTGTAGGTCTGCTCTGCCTTGTGCAACTTTATCCGCTACACTACCACTTTGAGCATTTGCTGTTCTATCAGCACCTGTTCCGCCACTTATTTCATCAGGATCTTCGACACCACTAGCAGTTGTACCGTCTAAATGGCTTTGTAATTGTTTATTGTATTGATCGATTACATCGTCAGGAATATTGTCTTGATTTGGAAGGTCAATCAATCCATCCATTTGTTCTGGTGTTAAAGGTTGGCCTGGCTGGAAAGATGATAGGTTCAGTCCACTTTCATCATACATAGGTCCTAGTTGTGCATTGTATTGGTCAATTACATTCTGTGGTATGCCGTCTTGATTTGGCAAATCCTGTATCATGTTCATTTCAGCAGTTGATAGTTTACCATCAAAATCAGCAACAATATCATCTATACTGGTAGCACCTGCAATATCTTGTATACCAGCGGCTCTCATGTCTTGTCCAGTTTGTGCGTCAACATCGGTAATTCCGTCGAGACTATTTCCTCCACCAGCAAATGCGCCTTGTTGTGATCCACCAGTTGTTGCACCTGCACCAGTATCAGCAACTGCTTCACCACCACGTACTAGGTCTCCTAAGGTGCTTGCACCAGCGGCCAATGCACCAGTTTTGCCTGCACTGTATAATGCACTTCTAATGTCTTTGCCTTGTAAAAGTTGATCTGTAAGTTTAAACAAACCCAATGCTGCTGCACCACCTAAGCCTGCTCCACTTACACCAGCGGCCGCAATCAATGCGGCGTAGATAAAGCCTTGCATGATAGGATGTTTTTCTGCAAACTGACGATACTTTTTAACGGCTTGCATGACCTTGCCTTCGTCACCACCTGCACTTTGTTTTAGTTTTTCAGCGGCAGCATCATATTTTTGTGCAAAGCCTTGCATAGGACCAGAATTGTAAACTTTTGCTTTGAGATCATTCCAAGGTTTTACAATCGCTTGATTTACTTTGTCCAACCCTTTACCGACTGCCGTACGGTTTGATCCAGCAGCAGTTGCAGTTTTTTCTATTTCTGCAAACAGTCCTTGTATCTGTTGCGGCGAAAGTGCCGCCTCTCGAAGTTGGTATCCAACACTTTCCCATACTAGATAGGTGTTGCGGTTGCTTTTATCAAGGCTTTCTAATAGCACATGACGTTCTTCATACTGTTTAAATTCTGTTATCTTCATGCTATTGCCTTTTTCAACTTTGCCTTATCAGCTGGTTGTAATTTATCAACACCACTGATTACTCCAGGTGCAGCTTTTTCAATTGCGGCTCTTAGGTTTTTCATTTTAGGATCATTTAGATCAATTTTTTGTCCACCAATTTTAGCAGTAGTAACACCTGCTTTTTTACCAACATCTTTTGCAGTTGCAGATGGCTGTTTTTGTCCTGGAACCTTAGTTGCAGTTTGTCCTGCTTGTTTTTTCATGTTTGCAATGCCTTGATTGGCTGCATCTTTTTGTGCCTGACTTATACCTTGACTTACTGCACCTTTCTTTGCGGCACGTCTGTCTCTTTGGTATTGAGCACTAGCAGTTTGACTGGTTTGTCCTGCTACTCTACCGCCTGTTTTTTGACGTTTCTGTGCATCTTGAGCACCACCTTTGGCCATAGCTTGTGAAATTGGATCAGTACCAGTTTTTGGTTGTTGTCCTGCAGCTGGTGTTGTGGTTGTTGTGGTAGTTTTATCAGCGGCCTGTTGTGCAACACTCTTGAAACCTGCAGCCCGTGCATCCTGTTGTGCTTTTGTGCCTTGTTGATATTTGTAGCTATCTGCTCCTACAACACCTTTTCCAAAACGTTGTAGAGCCGCACCTACACCGGCTTGAGGATTTTTGGTTGTGGTTTGTTTGGTTACATCAGCACCACCGCCACCTACAGTTTGTTTGCCTGCTTGATAGCCTTTTTTAATAGCACTGCCTAGTCCAGCAACTCCTCCAGCCACTGAGCCAATTGCCTTGGCACCAGCACCAACTGTGCGTCCAATACCTCTTCCAAGTTTGTCTAATGCATCAAACTCAGCAAGCAATTGTTCTTGTAATTTTTGTTTGTTATGATTTGTCATCGGTTCTCTTCACTGATCTTGCAAATTTATTTGGATCACGCAAACGAATAGCATTCAATAGTTTGCGTTGCAAATTTTCACTTTGCTCTGCATCATATAACTTGTCGATCTGTTCCATTAAACGGATAGCACTGGCAATCACATTGCTGGCACGACTTTCTACAACATAACCACGCTCTTGACGTTTTGCATAACGTTCAGTGTAGATTCCGTCTAATTCTTCAAAGATGCTACGAGTCTTTTTTTGCATTTTTGTTTCCTTTGCAGTATTTAGCAGTTTTGCTCATTCAAATATTTATAGTAACATAGATTCTTGAGTAAATATACCTATTAAGGCATCTTTAGGCAAACATAGGCAAACATGAAAACAGAAATAGAACAGATCGAATCATTATTAGAACAATTTAGAAGACCAACTCCAGAAGGCAAAGAATATCAAGACAGACTAGCAGAAGAATTTCAAATCATTCTTGAACAACGGTTCACAGATTACTTTCTCAAAATAAGACTCATACTTGATCTCAACAAAGACATACCACACATGACCAGAGGAAGTGCTGGTAGCAGTTTAGTCTGCTACCTCATGGGCATAACCGATGTTGATCCTATAGAATGGAACATACCATTGGCAAGATTTTTGAATCCGCACAGAGATGATTTGCCAGACGTGGACATCGACATACCTCATCACAAACAAGAACTTGCCATGCAAAGAATCTTTGATCAATGGCCAACACAGAGTGCCAGGATATCAAACTATGTGCTTTATAGAGAAAAAAGTGCCAAACGTGAAGCGGCTAAACGTCTTGGAGCAAAAGGCAGACTGCCAAAAGATATAGACTATGCAAAATTAGGTGTTGATGAACAAGAAGCACGCCGTATTGAACGTAAACTAATAGGAAAGAAACGTTGTATAAGCAAACACTGCGGCGGTGTGTTGGTATTTGATAGAGCATTGCCTAAAAGTTTATTCCGTGATGACAATCTTATACTACTTGACAAAAATGAAGTAGAAGATTTGGAACACTTGAAAGTAGACATACTTGCAAACAGAGGTTTATCACAGTTATTAGAAATAGATTCACACACAAGATTGGATGCCTATCCAAAACAAGATGAACGTGTTAGTGACTTACTGTGCCGAGGTGATGTGTTAGGTGTTACACAAGGTGAATCGCCAACCATGAAAAGACTTTTTCGTGCATTGCAACCAACTGGTGTTGAGGATTGTGTGTTTGCTAGTGCATTGGTACGTCCTGTTGCCATGGAAGGCAGACGCAAGGCCAGTTGGTTTCGTGACTGGAGCGAAAAAGGTATACAAAAAAATGCAATAGTGTACGAAGATGATGCCATACACAAAATAATGAAGTTGATTGGCATATCACCATACGAAGCAGATATGTATCGTCGTGCTTTTGCAAAAAAGAATGAAGAAAAGATGATGCAGTTTATGACAAGATTAGGTGACCATCCAGACAAGCATGACATCTATGAACAAATGCAAAGTCTAAGCGGATTTGGTTTGTGTAGGGCACACGCAGTAAACTTAGGCAGACTCATATGGGCATTGGCCTATCACAAAGTGTACAATCCAAAAGAGTTTTGGCGTGCTTGTTTGATGCACTGCCAAGGTTCGTATGCACGTTGGGTATATCGCAACGAAGCAAAACGTGCTGGTTGGGATCTGCGTGAACTAGGCTTTGACAATTGGATCACAGAAGATCCTGTTGAAAGTTTCAAACAACATGGAGCATGGAATAGTCCTGGTTTCTTACCAAACATGGGATTGCAAAATTTATTTTTAGATAAGTTTCAGTTTGCTGGTATAGTTGCAAATAGCAGAGTGTTTAAAAGCGATAGTAAAAGTTACATACACTTTATAACCTTAG